CATTAACACAAAGCAAGCGACGGGCTAGGGTGTCTCTGCCCACATCAAGCGATCTTCGTAGCATGCTTGCAGAGCAGCACAAAGACTATGGCTGGCAGCGTTACATGGCACCGTCGTCACAGGAAGACGGCAAGGGTGGCTTGTTACCTTACAGCTTAACCAACCTCAGCAGGGTGGCACAGACAATAATGAGTGAAGCAAACATACCTGCTGAGCTGCAATTAATGGACTTGCGGCGTACCGCAATTACAGAATTGGTGGAGGCTGGTGTACCTCTGCCAAACATCATGGCTTTGTCCGGGCATTCGACGCCACAAAGTTTGACACCGTATATGAAAGCTACTTTAAAAGGTAGTACACTTGCTCAATCAATGAGAGGAATGATATGATATCTTTGAAATGGAACGAAAATAAAGGAGAAGGTGTTGTTAAATATAGTAAAGTATTTATCGAATCTCACATGGTTGTGAAGCTTGACTTGCTGCAAGACTGTATTGCAGATTTACAAAAACAATATGAAGAACTTCTTAACGATCCTTATGAACAGGGGAACCGGACATGAGTACCACAGGAGGTCCAGCGTTTCCGAGCGCGGATTTTGAACACCACGAATACACAGGCATGACCCTGCGCGATTACTTTGCGGCAAAGGCGATGCAGTCATTGATATTGACTTATGCCCGAGAGATTGAAATCAATAGACCGGGCTTTGATGTCTGCCTGCGCTCCTATCAAATTGCTGACGAAATGCTGAAAGAGAGGGAACAGAAATGAACGACGAAATCAAAGACGACGACATCGAAGACCTGTACATGAATCCGTGGCTGGAGGCTGGCATCGCGGTGCTGATCACGCTAGTCTCTCTGGCTGCGTTTTGCTTTTGGTTGGGGTATCTGCTATGACCAAGAAAGAGATGCTAAAAATCATGCGCCTACTGTCGGCACTGGAGAGTGCAAGTTTGGTGAGCAAGATAACCCTACCTGACTACTTGTATGAGCAGTTGACCGATGCGACCGAGGTGCTTGAGCGGGAGATATTGAAATGACTAAAGAAGACATCATCCGTATGGCGCTGGAGGCGTTGGACTCTGAGAATCCAGACATTCAAGTGAGGGCGGCACTTGCCCTTCGCACTGCACTGGAGCAGCCAGAGCAGGAGCCGTTGACTTTGCCCGAGCCATTGAGCAGGCTTACAACATTAAGGAGCAACCATGAATGACCAACTAAGACAAGCCGCGATGCAGGCGCTGGAGGCGTTGGAGAGTGGGATGGCATTTGATAGACACGCCGCTGTTTTACAAAACCTCCGCACTGCACTGGAGCCAGAGCAGGAGCCGGTGGCAAAGCTGTTCGGAACTCTGCCTGTATATGACACCACCCCATCAGCACAGCGCAAGCCGCTAACGGAAGAGGAAGCAAGGGACTTGCTGCCTACCAATCACAATCACATGACGCGTGCCGATTTGATTTTGTGGGTTCTCCGAGCGACTGAGCGCGCCCACGGCATCACAGGAGAGAAGACATGACTGACAGAGAACTACTTGAACTTGCGTCCAAGGCTTGTGGGCTGGAAGAGGCAAAGATGCGGATTGAGTTTAACCAATGGAACCCACTTGAAGATGACGGCGATGCGCTACGGCTGGCGGTGAAGTTGCGGATGGTTCTCGACACCAGCACAGGCAATAATATTCACGTCCAATATCCTTTCGGCACCATGCTCGGCCACTTGGGATTCGATGAATGCGATCCCGACCCCTACGCAGCAACCCGCCGCGCCATCACAAGGGCAGCGGCAGAGGTTGGAAGGAACATGAAATGACTGACTTAAGACAAGCCGCAAATCTGGCGCTGGAGGCGTTGGTTAAATTAACGGGCGAGTTGCACAGGTACTACAGCAGTCCAACGGACATGCAAATCCTACTCAATCACAAAGTTATCACCGCCCTGAAAGCCGCACTGGCACAGCCAGAGCAGGAGCCGGTGGGTTCACTGTCTGTGCGGTATCACCGAGGAAGTAAGTCAATGACAAACTTTGACTTTGATTACAACGGCGATTTACCAGAAGGAGACTATGAACTCTACACCACCCCACCCGCAGCACAGCGCCCGTGGCAGGGACTGACGGATGAAGAAGTTGCAATAGCGTCTGCTGAATTTGATCTAAAGTCAAAAATGGCGTATCGCGCAGGAATGTACAAAGCCCAAATTATCTTAAGGAAGAAAAATGACTCAACATATTGAAGGAGCGCAACAATGACTGAAGAAGACGAGTTTGAGCGCATCGAACGAGAGATTGAGCAGCGCAAAAAGCTTAATGTAAAAATACAATGGGCTACACCAGACATAGATAAACAAATTATGTTTATGGCACGGGTTAGTAATCCAGCCAATCAAACCAGCGACAACACCCGCCTGCTTTACTACTGCATGGAAGAAGGACACGTTAGTCCTTTTGATATGGCAAACGTATGTCTTGAAATTAATACTACTCGTGACATTGGTCGTCAGATATTGCGACACAAGTCTTTTTATTTTCAAGAATTCTCTCAACGATATGCAACAACAGATGCTCTTGATCCTGCACCGTACAGAGAATGTCGCTTGCAAGATTTAAAAAATAGACAAAACTCTATTGAAAATAAAGACCTTCTTTTAAAAGCTAAGTGGGAAGAAGTTCAACAGATTGTTATTGACGTATCAAAGTATGCTTATGACTGGTCAATTAAAAACAACATTGCTAAGGAACAAGCCCGTTCTATTTTGCCAGAAGGATTAACTAGTTCTAAGATATATATGAACGGAACAATGCGTAGTTGGATATTCTATTTAAAGCAACGGCTTGATGTATCAACACAAAAAGAACATCGTATCATTGCTGAAGAAGTGTTGTCTAAGTTAAAGACGGTGGCTCCTATCACTATGAATGCATTCTTTCCTAACAAAGAGTGAACATGACAACAGACTCAGCCTCAGCTTTCCTATGGTATGATAATCGTAGACCTAGCATTTTTGCTAGCGATCCCGCCTTTAGTAAAAAAGCCAAGACAAACATAAAAACTATCGACAACAATAGAAAGAAAGGATTAAGTTATGGAACTATTAAAGGCTTATCCAAACGTAGCGATGAGTTGTTGATAACCAACAATTTGTTTTTAAAATATGCGAAAGAGTTTAAACAATAATGAGTGATGTTGAAAAGTATTATGAAGCTATTAGAAAGAAATGGCACAGCCCAACAAAACCTTGGGCAGAGATTTCTCTTGAGCAACAACAAATGGTGATACATAGTATTAATATGTTACTACATGTCCTTGGATAATGTCATTCATATCTATACACAAACCCTGTTCAGATTGTGGAAGTAGCGATGGGTTGTCAATCAATGATGACTTCTCAACGTATTGCTTTGCTTGTGCAAACTTTACTCCATCCGATCAATCAATTTATACTGAGAAGTCTATGCCACCAGAAACCATTGTTGTAAAAGACATGACTAGCTTTTTAGAAAGCTACAACAACGGAGTTAGTGCGTCTATCTCTGAACGAAAACTATCTAAAGATACTGTTGAGAGGTACGGGGTTGTTCGTAATGATGGCAATTACTTATTCCCCTATTACGACAAAGACAGCAGCTTATGTGGAGCTAAGGTTAGAAGCATTAAAGACAAAGTGTTTTCAACCATAGGTAACTTTTCTGCTGGTACATTATTTGGTCAAAACATTTTTCCATCAGGGGGTAAGTATGTCACTGTTACTGAAGGAGAGTTTGATGCCTTGGCTGTATACCAACTCACTGGCTCTAAGTACCCTGCCGTATCTATTCGTAATGGTGCTGCTGCTGCTTTAAAGAATTGCAAAGACGCCTACGAATATTTGAATAGCTTTGAAAACATTGTCATCTGCTTTGATGGTGATGAGCCGGGTATGAAGGCATCAAAGGAAGTTGCTGAGTTGTTTGGTAGCAAGGCTAAGGTGTTCAAGCCTTTGCCAGAATACAAAGACGCATGTGACTGGCTTGCTGACGGCAAAAGCGCAGCGTTTGTTAGCCGCTGGTGGGCTAGTGAAGGCTTCATCCCTGACGGCATTGTGAGTGGTTCTACGCTGTGGGAAGAGGTGTCTAAACCAATGGCACCAGCAGACTGTAAGTATCCTTGGCAGGGTTTGAATGATCTAACCTATGGCATCAGGTTTGGTGAGCTTGTCACCATCACTGCTG